GCCAGTCGAGAGCGTCGGCCGCAGCATTCCGACGAGGTCGACGCCTGGCGCATCAAAGCCGGTCGTCAGGACGGCGCAGTTCGTCAGGCAGCGGATGCGGCCGGCGCGAAAGTCGCGGATGATCCGGTCCCGCTCGCCGGATGGCGTGTCGCCAGACACCATCTCGCAGGAGATGCCGCGCGAGCGAACCTCGTCCCGCAGGTGCGCGGCGTGCCCCACGCCCGCGGCAAACAGGAGCCAGGACTTGCGCTCGGCGCCGAGCGTCACAAGTTCGTCGACCGCCGCGCGGGTGATCGCCTCCTGATCGACCGCAGCCTCGAGCGCTCCGGCGACGAACTCGCCGCCCCGGCGCGCCACGCCCGAGACGTCCATTTTCGTGAGCGTCGCCTTTGAGATCAGCGGCGACAGGTACCCGTCACGGATCCCTTCACCGATGCCGTATGAGAACACGATGCGATCGAACAGCCGATCGTCGCCCACGTCGAGGCGCCCGCTGTCGAGCCGATAGGCGGTCGCCGTGAAGCCCGCCACCCGCAGGTCGGGCGCCTGCTCTCTCAGATCATCGAGCAGGCGACGGTACATCCCATCGCCCGACTTCGGCACGAGGTGCGCTTCGTCGATCAGCACGAGGTCGCGCGCCCCGAGCCGCTTCGCCGACCGGAACACGCTTTGAATGCTCGCAAACAGGATCGGGTGCCGCTCGTCCCGCCGGCCGAGCCCGGCCGAGTTGATGCCGACCGGCGCGCCGGGCCAGTCGCGCAGGAGCGCCATCGCGTTCTGCTCGACCAGCTCCTTGACGTGCACGAGCATAAGCACGCGCATGTCCGGCCAGCTTGTCATGATCTCGCGCGTAAGGGTCGAGATCATCACGGACTTGCCGACGCCGGTTGCGGCCTCGACGAGCGGGTTGCCGCCGCCCTCGGACCAGTATTTCAGGACGGAATCAACCGCTTCGCGTTGGTAGGGGCGCAGGTCTGGCATCAGGCCACCCCCGCGCCGTCGCGCCACTCGGATCCATCCGCGAGGCGGTAGATCACGACATCGTCGCCGATCACGTCGACCTGCTCGCCAGGCACGAGGTCGGGCACGTAGCGATGCGCCGGACAGCCGGCCTGTTGCTGCTCATAGGACAGCGCTCGCCCCCCCCGCTCGCAGATCACGCGCCCGCCATCGGCGAGGGATGAATGCAGGCAGGTCCGGCAATTCGCCCGCGAGAAAGCCGCCTCGTGACACTGTGGCCGCGCCCGGCACCATTGGCAGGCAAACGCCGACTTCGAGGACGGGTCGTCATGGAGGCGGACGGGAGGTCGCTGCGCGGCAACGATGCGCTCGACCCGAGCGACGAGGGCGAGAGCGAACGCGGGGTCATAGGCGACCCGCTCCGCATAAAGCTCGTCAGTATTTTTTGATAATGCGAGGTAGAGGCAGCGATGTATGCCGCTTCCGTGCATATAGAGCTGCACTTGGGCATAATGATCGTGCTTCGCATCCCGCAGCCCCTTCTTTTCCAAGTCTTTGAAGGCGCGTTCGTTCATCGCCTTTCCCTCGACGACGTGCTCGGCCTTCGGCGCCTCGATGATGCCGGTAGCAACTGCGTCCATGCGCCCGCGCAGCCAACCGCCTGCGAGCGCGACCGCGTACTGCTTGCCCGTCGCCGGATCGATGCGCCGCACGTCGGCGCCGGTCATTGCGAGCCCGTCGAGGATCAGCGGCTCGAAAATCCGCCCGCCGCGCAGCCGGCGCGCCTTCGGGCCGGTCATCTGCTCTGGCTCTGCGGCCCAACGCAGGAGATACCAAAGCGCCCGGTCGCACGGGTCGCCAACGCTCGACATCGGAATGCCGGCGCTGTCCCAGGCGTCGGCTTGCGCCTCGGCCGCAGTCGCGGCGTCGATCGCCAGGACGGTGTGCGAGATCGGGGCGGGGATCGCCACCATCAGCGCGCCCCCACTTCCGCGCACAGCCGCGCATGGTCCGCTTTAGGCATCCACGACAGATGCCGCTCGCAGCCGGCGCAGCGGATCGCCGCGAGATGCGGACCGCTGCCGTCCGCAATGACGGCAACGGCGCTGTCGCAGTAGCGGCAGGGCCGGAACGGGCCGGCCTCGCGGTCGAGGGTCACTCTCCTGCCTCGCAATGGTGTATAGGTCATTGTCCGCGCGCTCCGCGTGATTCCGTGTCGTCAGGCATGGGGAGAGCGGCCGGCCGGAGCGCTCCAAACTCCGGCCGGCCGCCTGTGCGCTAGAACGGGATATCGTCGTCGATCTCGGGCCGCTGCGGGGCGCTTGAGCGCGACCAGGGCCGGGCGCCGGTCGACGAGGCTGCGGCCCGCTGCGCAGCCGCGGAACGCTGCGGCTGCGCCGCCTTAGCGGCGGGCGGCTTGCCCGCGCGGGCCTTGTAGCGCTTCACCGTGTTGCGCGGCTCATACTGCCCGCTCTTGTCCGTCTCGATGGCGATCCGCGCGACGAACGACTTGTAATGCAATTCCTCGCTGTCGCGGATCGCGCCGACGCCGACCGCCTGACAGAGGTCCGCGAGCGCCCGCTGCGCGATGGATTGCGCGGTGGCATTGTCGTGCCTGATGTTGAGCCGATCCCACAGGCGCCGGTTTGCGTGCGGCCCTTCGATGATCTCAAGCGTCAGCTTGAGCGCGTCGCCCTTGCCGGATCTCAGTCCCTCCAGATCGCTTTCAATCACCTGACACACATATTCGCCAGCCGGCAGCGGCTCGAAATTGCGATCATCTTCCGGGACTTCGTTTGGGTCGAAAACGTTTCCAAGATCAGCCATGGTTACGCCGCCTTCTGCTTTGCTGGTGAGGATGGGAAATACTCGGCAAGGGCGGCATAGCCCTGGCCGGGTTCGTAGAGGATGCGATCCGGCAGGCTGTAGCGAGAACCGGCCGTGTAGGCGGGGCGGGACGTGCCATGGATCCAGACGGATCGACCGCCGTCCGCCCGCGCCCTGGTCTTGTTGAAGCCCGCATCTTCCGTCTTGATCGTCACGTCGGGCTTGAGGAGAAGCACCGCGTCGACCTCGCGCTTGAGGAAATCCCGCGCCTTTTCGTGCAGATCGATCTCATAGCGCGAATAAGCGACCGTCTCGGGATCATCGAACCGCTCGATTTTGCTATGGGCGATCAAGACGATGCCCATATTCCGATCGCGGCGCAGCGCCTCCAGACCTTCGAGGAATTCCGCCCACACCTGCAAGGCATAGACGTAACCCTTGCCATAGCCGAAATCTTCGATCCGTTTCTTTTTGTTGCCCTTGTCGTCGCCGCGCTCGCCGGTCTCGGCCCAAATGAGCGGCTGCAGAGCGGTGACGCTGTCGACGACGACCGTTCCGAATTGATGGTCGCCGTCATACAGGGCGCCGATCGCGTCCATCACGTCGGCATAGCTTGTGAGCTTGCCGAAGGTATCGATTTCCAGAAGGCCGGCGCCCTGCTCGGTCTGCAGGAAGACGGGCGCCGGGAACTCGCTTGCCAGGGTCGTTTTGCCGGCCTTCTCGGGCCCGTAGAGGATGAGCCGCGGCGGGTCCGCGCTCCTCGTGCGCCGCAGGCTCTTGAGGCTGATTGCCATGTCTATCTCCATTGTGATGAGCGCGGGCGGGGGTCGGACCCGAAGCCGCGCTCTGCGCATCCCGACCGCGAGCGGCGGGGAACTGGTGGCGGGTCAGTCGACCCGCCGGGTTTCGAGCACGGTCACGCGAACGCCGGTCACGCCCGGCGCCCAGGCGGCGACAACGCGCTGACAGTCGCAGTCATCCTCGACGGCTCCGGCGAGCACGAGCACGTCACCAACCGGCTTGATCAGATTGTCGATGTCTCGCCGCCGCTGGTCCGGCCGGCCGGCCGCTAGCGTCATCGCGTAGGGACCACGGATGCCGTAGCCCTTGGTTTCGAGGTTGATCAGCAGAGCGCATTGCTTGCGCCACTTCTCGTAAGTCGCGGACCGGAGCACCTTCGCCCCGACGTGCCGCCACATGCGATTGGCAGAGGGCGGA